GCTTGTTGCCACTGGTATGATGTTATTAGGCTTTGGCAGCTTCTTCCCATCTCCAGCTTTTAATCCTAACACATCACTCATAATTAGTTCTCCTCTGTCTTTTTCTGTTCTTCAGGAATAGTCAGTGACTGCTCTATCTCATCAGTACACATAATAACAAAGTCACTGCTGAATCTGTCTTTAAGTTCTACTACCTTGAACAAGTAGTCCATCCTCTTAGTCTGTAAGGCAAAGTTCATCTCCTGCATTTGCTGGTGCATTTTCTGGATGTAAGCATTCTGGTTCTGAAGCTGCTGTGACATTTCAGCACAGGCTTGATTCAACTGCTCATAGGTCAGCTTCTGGTTAGGTTCTTGTACCTTCTTGTTAAATGGAGCATCCTTTGCTGCTTCCATCTTCACTTGCTTTGTCTTAATCTCTTTTTCCATAGTTATCCTGTTTTAATTGTTTATTGTCTGCTTATCTTATATAGTAACATCTTCAAGTCATCCAGCCTATTGTCTTTGATGAGCTTGTCGAATAGTAGTAATAAAGAGTCTGCCTTGCTTAGTCCTTCTGGAAACTTGGGATAGAGGGCATGGATGATGTTTTTCCAGATAGGCATCTCATACACTTTTGTCTTCAGCTTCTCCAGTGTCATCTTGAAAATAGGAGAGGTTCTGGGGTCTTCACTCTTGACGGTGTATTTATTACCATATCTCTTTTGGAACTTAGTCTCCCACTCCTCTATACTGCAACTGGCAATATCTGAGCATCCACACTCCCCACAGCACTCAGCATCAATAGCCTCTTCATACTTCACCTTGAGGGAGTAACACCTTGTACAATAGAATACAGGCTCTGAGTCATAATCCTGTAGTTTCTCTTGGTTAGTCATAGCCTATATATATATAATAAGGTGTATTACTTCTTCTTTCTACTTATACTCCCACCTTTAGCCTTGACATTGGCAGCACTCTTCATGACACTTGCCCTCTTGGTCAAGTCTTGAGCCTGCCTATTGGCTTCCTTGATAGCTCTTGCCATACGAGCCTTATCCTGCATAATTTCCTGATAATTGGCCATTGTCCTGGCATCATTTTCAGCCTGCCATCTTAAGTCTTCTTTGGACATCTTGATTTCTGTTGCCATATTGTTATCCTTTAGTTGTTAATAATTGTTTCTTTACAATCCAATTTAAAGTAAAACTTTAGTGTTATTTCTTACTTATTTATTTTTCAACAAGTTACACACTAATATTAAACCTTAGGAAATCTGGCACAAAGATAAACAATTTCATTTAAATAACCTAACTTTATTCTTAAATTCCCAGCCTTTTTAATTTTATTTAAGGATAGCAACCTACTATCTTCTCAAAAATATATTGTATCTTTGCAATCAGAACATTTCATCCTAAAAACAAAATCAATATGCAACAGACAAAATTTATTATATACATCCATCCCAGAGACCACACCTCTATGTACTGATTCAGTACACTCAAATCAGTAGATTATGTACGTATTATGTACAGCACCCATCTGTACACAAAACAGCAAATTATAAAAGCTCTAATAAATAAAAGGAAGGTGAGCACTTTGGGACTCCTCACGGTTTGAATCCCTCACTCTCCGCAAAGCACCAGCTATAGGTAAGGTTTGAATCCCTCACCTTTCACTGATGACTGTAAAATGGAGAGTTTTAAAGGCTTTCCATTTTATTTTTTGCTATTTATTCTGTACAGATTATGTACACCTCTCAATTTATTATGTACAGCAAGTACAGAATATTCTAGCCATTAACATTTCATTTCAATTCTTTAACAATGAATAACAAACTACCGCAAATCACCTTTATCTATGACAGAAGAAAGACAGCATCACCGACAAGAAAGGCCTCTGTTGAAATGAGAATCACCTATAACTACAAACAGAAGATTATCTCAACTGGTATCAAGCTCTACTCTACTCAGTGGAAGAACGGGAAGATCGTCAACTGTCCAGACATCATGCCGATTAGTCAGACTCTGGATACCATGCTTTCCAATGTCAGGCAGATTATACTCAGGATGATGCAGGAGGGGGAGGTTGATATTAATACTATTCCTGAAGAGCTGGAAAAAATGAATCAACCTAAAATCAGTTTCTTGGAGTTCTGTAATCAAAGAGCTGTAGTGAGGAAATATGGTAAGAAGCCAGACAGTCAGGAAAGGTATAACAGATTCATCAGACTGTTTACTAAGTGGGGCAAAATCAAGAGCTTTGAAGACATTAATGAGAGAAGTATCATCTCCTACGATAAGTATTTGGCTGATACAGGAATGAAGCCCTACAGTAAATGGAATAATTACCACAGATTCCTAAACAGTTTCATACTGGATGCCATAGATGCAGGATACATGAAAAAGAACCCCTACAGATGGGTGAATATAGACAAGGATAAATCTACTAATGGTATTAGAAGGTGTCTGACTCCAGAGGAATTTAGGAGGCTCAAAACCCTGCCTATGCCCACAGAATGTATCAGCAGAGTCAGGGATGTCTTTGTTTTCCAGACCTACACCTGCCTCAGCTACTCAGACCTGAGGGACTTTAACAGTAGGATGATTCAGGAGGTGAAGGGCATGAGTGTGTATGTGGGTAATAGACATAAGACCAATATGACCTTTACCATTCCCCTGCTATCCCCAGCCTTGGACATCCTGCATAAGTATGAAGGAAAGCTGCCCATCATAAGCAATGTGAAATACAATGAGTACCTTAAAGTGGTAGCACAGGCTGCTGGGATAGACAAGCCTCTCTCTACTCACTGGGCAAGGCATACAGGTGCTACCTTATTATTAAATGAGGGGGTTCCCATGCAGATAGTCTCGAAGATATGCGGACACTCATCTACCAAGATAACTGAGCAAGTGTATGCCAAACTGCTTGATGAGACTGTGGTGGATGCCATAGCCAGTTTGGATATATAAAAACTCCCACCTTTTCACAAAGACGGGAGAAAAAATGATCAATGAAAAACAAATCTATTGTATGATTACAACTAATTATTACGAATTCTTTATGAATAGACCCTCCATACACAGTAATATTACTATAAGGAAGGTCAGAGGCCACATAATACAGGCAGTACTAACAGAGCCTGCCTCTATCTCCACCCTGTCAAAGTGCCTGCTTATAATATAATAGGTGACCAGTGCTCCTACAATATAACCGATTATTAATAACCCCTCCATGCCCTACTTGATTATCTCAACATACTCACTCTTCTCTTCACTCACATAAGGATTCTTCTCAACCACATCAACATGCAGCACCAAATGTTTCTTTTGCAGCCATCTTAGAAGAAAGAACTTCTTCGGGGGATTAACAGTCTCCTTCTTACTGGAGACTATGATATGTTTCTCACTCTTAAACTCTGGTTCTACTGTAACCACAGAAGGATATTTAAGTCCTAGCTTCAGGCTGTACCAACTATCTTCCAGCAGTGTATCCATGGCAAACTCAGGGTCTTTGAATATGGTGTCCCTGAGGATAATAGAGTCCTTTTTGCTGAAACAGGAAGACACAGACTGAAGGGCCTTAAGGTTCTTATCCTTAACTTCCAGTTCTTTCCTTGTGTTATCAAGCTCTTGGAGGACTGAATCCTTTAGGTAGCCCAACTGATCTACAGTTAGCTGTAAAGCTGTGTTCTTCTTGCCTGACTCAGACAGCTGTGCAGCATAAGCCTTAACATTGGCTTCTGCTGTCTCCCACTTGCTATTTGCATGTTTAACCTGTTGCCATTCTGCGTGAACAACTGCCAGCAGAACTATAGCCACTATCACCAGCCAACATGTTACTTGCTTCATAATTAACCTATTTAAATGTTACTTCCACGTCTCTATCAATTCTCTGAGGGTACTCTTTCAGGATACAGTATATGAGAAAGTGCTATCATAATCAGAAAATCACCCTCCCACTTTTTTGGCATTCTGGAATTTATAGGCAGCAGTATCCAGTTCATCCTTATACCATTTCAGCTCATTTGAACCAGTAGTTTTCCTACCTTTAGGAATAATACCTTCCCTGACATAACCATCAAACTTGCTTCTCGACATATTAAGGTAGTTGCAGGCCTGTTCTTTAGTCAGTACCTCATGGGCAACTATCCTGAGAATATCCACAGCTTGGGATTCTGTTATCTCAGAAGTGCCTGCCTCTATCTTTTCTGCAACCTCCTTAAGGTATTTGACTACCAGCTTTTTGAAATTAAACATAGCTGCTCCTCCTAATTTTTACTGTTACTCTTGGCAATCTGCTTTTCCTTGACAGCTGTATCTGCCTTAAGCTTCTGTTTGTCAAACTCCAATCTTCTATCAAACTGCCTTGCATCCTCAGCAATCTTCTCCCTTTCAAGAGTATTGGCTTCATCATTATCATGGTTCATCAGGATGAGCCTATCTGCCTCGGCCTGCCCATTAATCCTCGCAGTAAGTATCTGAGTCTGAAGCTTTTCAGTATGCATCTGGTATTCTCTCTCAGACTTTTCTCTCTCAAGCTGTGCCTGCTGTTCAAGCTGCTGTTGGAATTGCTGCTGCTGAATCTGCTGAGCCTGCTGTTGCTGTATCATTACCTGTTCCTCATAGTTCTCTATAAGCCTCATTCTCTCAGCAACTGACTTAGTGGTATATATCTTCATCAAGGTTGAGAAGTTCATCTTGTCATTCTGCAAGCCTGCTTGTGCTAACTGGCCAAGGTTCTGGTTAAGCTCCTGAACATCATTATTAGTATCTACAACCAAGCCATAGTCACACTCAGCAAAATCATCCCCATCAATCTCAATAGTCTTCTTGAAACCATCGTTCATGATGTAGTCAAACTTAATCTTCCTGCCTCTATAAGCTATCTTGGCTGTTTCCAAGAAGCACTCCAAGGATCTTTTCTTCACACTATCATGGAAGGTAAACAACCATTGTGTGCTATGGCTGGACTGCAAGGTTGCTCTCTCTACACCTCCAACAGTCTCTCTATTGGAAATCTGCCCTTCCCTCTGTCTTGATATACCAGGAAGGTCACCTATTTTATTGGAAATCCACAACATCACCCTCATTCCATGAATTCTCTACTACCACACCATTGACCATGATGAAATGTAGCCATTTGTCCACATCCCATCCCTTAGGCACTTTGGCAAAGTCCATTTTGATGAGTTTTCCTGCATTCTTGGCAAGTGTCTTGTTCAGCCTGTCATGTATAATATCATAAAAGTAGGCATAGGGCTTCATGATGTCCACCATACTATAAGGCTCTTCGCCATTGGTAGCATATATGCTGCCCACAATACCAAAGTGGCATCTTGAAGGATTAGAAAGTCTATTATACTGAATTGCTCTAGGACGCATATTCACATATACATCAGAACCAATTTTAGTACCTTCCCAAGCCTCATTAATCCAGAAAGTCTTTTCTTCTTCACCCAAGTCCTCTCTGCATCTGTAGGTCTCAGGATAAAAATCAAACTGCTCTTCACCTGTCTCTGGATCATAGCTTTTTACCTTCTTGATTTTCCTCCTTGACTTCCAGTAGACCTTCAACACCCTCACATTGCCATTCAGGTCATAGGGCGTCAGGATGCTCAGGGAATCATCTTCAAACAGGTCTGCTGATGTCATAACATACTCACCAGCCTGCCAC